TATGGGAGACGAACAAGGCATTAGAGTAAACTTCGAAGACAATCAAACCTAATGCTAGGGTGATCAAGACGACAACGAACGAGGTAATCATTTGCAGGAATCTCGTCAGCAAACCAAGCAATAACAACTCGTTTCCGACCTCTGTATGCGCCAATAGAGTAGCGATGAGGAATGCTATCGATAGTAGGGGAAAATTTAGGACGAAAATCAAAATAATCCATAGTCAAAAAAATTACTTTGCGCTTCGAAAGACGGTACTTTCGATCGCGAAAACTACTACGTTTCGCCGGCCGACAGCCTTAACGGCTGGGACGCTGCGCGTCTTCGGCCTCCATGGCTTCACTCCGTTTGGGGTATACCGGCAAAGCCGGTGGACAAAAAAGCCCGCAGGAGAAAGGGGTATCTCCTGGGGCTGGTAAGTTAAAGAACTTTTCCACCAAGCGGGCGGGTTACTACTTTAGTACCCTTTCCCTTCTTCCGGCGACGTGCTTTCATCGGGAGTCAAATCAAAGTCAAACATAAGAACAAGTGTGTTATCGAAAAACTCGACACCAAAATTCGGATACGCACTCAAGGCGCTTATAAGACTAAAAACAGAACAATGCTCAATATAGGGAGAATCAGCAATACTGGAATGCTCTATGTAGGTAGAAACGGGAGTACGTTTAAGATCGTCAATGGAAAGTGCCGAAAACTGTCCATTTTCAATGTGGCCTACCTGGACAAGATCAATCTTAAAGGCAGGATTAATGCGACGGATAACAACATGAATTTGTGTCATAATTAATGAGGTTGAGATAAAATTGAAAAAAAGTATTTACAAAAATCTGACCAGCGCCGAGACGCATCAATCCAGAATTCACGACCTTCGGGGGTCGAGTCAAAAAGAAATGCACCGGACAGAAGAAAGGCATAGTCCATGGCGGGGAGCATCGCATAAGCGCAAACACGGTGCCGAATGAGGTCGCGAACAGATGCAGTGACCTGTCTGGCCGCTGCAAGATTCTTCGCGAATCTACGATAAAGATGATTGCGAACTAACCATTCGACGAAAAGATAGTCTAAAGCATCGACTCGCAAATCGAACTGATTAAAAGATTCTTGTGCTTTCATAATAATGTGGTTATTGGTTTACAGTGCAAACATACAACAAAAGGAATAGATGACAAAGTTCAAAAGGTCGGAAAAGATATTCAATTTCTCCCACGATAGAAGCGGCGAGCATATGTAGCACCCTCTCTATCGCCATCAGGCCCGTAAAACTCTCGCATCTCTTCGTAACCTTCGGGTCCCGCAGGGCCTGCGGCCTTGCGACCAGCATAGGAAGCGCCGGCGATGCCTGCGGCAGTAGCAAAAGCCTTTGTAACATCATAAAACAAGGCGTTCTTATTTTTGCGGATAGTAAACCAGTTACCGGATAAGCTCTGACGACCTTCGCCAACATCAAGACCACGGAGGTAAGAATAATACTCACGACCTGTAATCTCTTCGAACTCCCCGGTAGGCTTACCTTTATCGTCAACCAAAGGAACCTTTACAGGGGTTTCCCAAGTGACCTCAAACATGCGTTGCATATCCTTCTGCTGAATGTCAAGAACATCAGCATGAGAGCGGGAATCACGTGCGGAAGCATTAGCAGCATCGGCGATAGCGCGAAGATAAGCAAGGTTAGCAGCAGCAGACTGTTCGAGGAGAGGAATCTCAGCATCATTTTCAGCACGAATGCGCTTAGTGCGCTCAACCTGTTCAGCATAAGCAGCCTGAATGCGCTGGAAATCATACGTAGCAGCGAGGTCTGCATACTTGTTGTAAGCCTCCTGATTAATAGCCAACTCGCCATAATAACGAGCGAGCGAGGACTGACTACTAATATTAGCCTGCTTTAGTTGCTTCTCGAGCTCGATAAGGGCCTGGCCTTGTTCCTTGGTAGGCATCTTATTGCGAATGTCATCAGCTTGGGCATTATCGAGATTAGCGGCAGCCTTATTGCGTTCGATCGTCGAATTAACACCCATGGCCTCAAGAGCGACACCTGCAGCGGCAGAGCCAACGCCAGGAGGCAGAGGACTGGAGAAGTCAAAAGAGCCGCCTGAAGGGCCGGAAGCGCCAACAGAGCCTGAAGAACCGCCGGACATAGTAGCGTTGACGCCGACACCGGAAGAGCCAAGAACAGCCGCAGGTGTAACACCAGCCTTGAGATAACGGTCAAAGACTTTCGACGGGTCGTTATAAGCATTCTCATAATCAAACTGCTTTTGCCAGTTGGCATAGTTGATTTCACCCTGCTTCTGCATCTGCTCTAACGCATACTGCTGCTGAAGCTTCATCTGTTTCTGCTGATATTTCCACTGCCTTTTAAGGGATGGCTTGAAAAGGCCAGAGGCGGCCTGACCGCCAGCCGAAAGAGCAGCCGAACCAAGCATGGCACCGGTAGAAACAGGCTCGACGTAACTCCTAAAATCAATAAGTCTCATACTACGGAAGCGAAAAGTTGTTCGAACGAATGATATAATCTACACGGACAGTGTCGACGTGAACACCATTGCGGTAAACTTTAGCCTGTGCGGAGCACGAGGACAAGAAAAAGGCGGCCAGCGCGGCAACGATAGACGAGACGAGCGTCCAAAACGCTTTCGACTTATAAAAGGGTTGTTTAGTATCAGACATAGAGATAAAATTTAAAGAACGATAGAAAAATGCGCGGCCTCTCCTGCAGTCGTTACCAATAACCTTCAGCAATTCACGAACTCTTGCAAAAAGGGGTCCGCGCACGTAACATATATCGTCAAGTAAAGGATATACTATTTTTCTTCAGAATTGGAAGGTTTAGGAGTAGGCTTCGACCTATCCAACTCTGAATCAATGAGTTCTTGTCCTACCTCGAGACCATCGAACTTATCCATGCGGGAAAAGGAGTTCGGGTCAAAATCAATCTCGGGGTTAAATCTTTCACCCTTATCAAAGTCAGCTGATGATGCCGCAACATCTGGACGGCCAGGAAGAACATCGACAGAACCAGAACCATCGAGAACGGAAAGAATACGCTGACCGCGAGAAACATAGGCGGGAGCATCTTCAAGAAGCCAATCAAGTGCCATAAAATTAATGTATTAGCGATTAGACAAACGGGTAGCAAATGTTTTGTTGACCAAATTCTTCTTTTGAATAGAATACGAAAGATTGACAAAGAAGTTATCTTCCAGCTTGGAGGCAAACGGAGAGTTTACCTGATCAATATCCACGAACAAAAGGGAATAATACTGATTATAGCTCGCCGACAGAACACGCTGTTGAACCCAATAAGAATAAAGAGGGACACTGGCGGAGGCTCTTTGGAATCGAGACAGTTGGCCAAGAACCTCATCAAACGAGGACCGAAACTCGTTGAAACACGGTTCGTAGGCTACAGCTTCAGTGGCTGAGGTGGTTCCGAATCCGAATTGGAATCCGGGAACATCCTGATATCCAATATCATTATAAATCGGATTAAAATAATCGGCACCAGTATAATGGAGATAGTCAGGATAAACACCTGCCCAATAGTAGACGGGGCGAATGCTCAACATATCAATCATATAGCCAGGTTCGCGGAAATAATAAGACTGACGACGACCAAGACGTGCGTTGAATGCGATAGCACCACCCTGCTGTCCAAGGGGACCATTAACGCCATCACTAGAGAAATTATTTTGTCCAGCCTGATTCATAACAATCTGAACATTAACAGTCTGCGAAGCGCTAAAGAGCAGCTTGGGACGGTCTACGTGCTCGATTTTAGAAGCAAAAAAGGTCTCCAACCAATCACTATAACGAGAACCTCCAGCGCCAAGCAGGTCCTTGTATTCCTGAAGCCGCGAAGCAATAGCCAACTGCGGTATGGTCGAAACGCCGGACATTGAGACGCCTTCGGAGCTGCCAACAGGAAGCAGTCGACTATAGCGATCAGGATTCAAAGGTATAACGGCCATCGGATGGGCGACAAGAAACGATCCAAGCGTAGTAACAGTCGTAGAGGCACCGCCAGTAGCGAATTGACTCGTAGGACCCGCGGTAGACAGCGAAGTATTTCCGGGATAGATGGTAGAGACGGGGTAACCATCCCTAGATGCGGTAATTACAGAACCAAGGTCCGAAAGCAATATCTGAGAAAAGAGATTTCCTCTATTATATGTATTATTCGACGACGAGACAGACGAAGGATAGAACTGACTCTCGAAATAAGCATCGAGGAATTCGAGATTTCCGAATCTTTGCGAGAAAAACGCCGGCATGTCATTGAACTGAAGAGTATTATACGCGACACCGGTGCTGTTGGGGATAAAATACCAAGAACTAGGCCAAGCGAAAGAATATAGTCCCCACTGGGAATAACTGTAGTAATTGCGGACGATGTCCCAATAAGCAAGATAAGAATCAGCAGTGCACCAACCTAAAGGATACGCCAATTGGGCCGTTGTAAGATTAGCAGACACCGGAACATTGCTCGAGGTCGGAGTTGGTATAGACGCGGGAATAACACGCAACCAACGAAGCAGCGAGTTAGAATAAGGATAATTATTCGTCGTGAATTCGTACGACCCAGTAGAAGAAGCGGCAATAAAATTCAAACTCAAATTGTTCATATCAAACTTACTACTGTTCGTTCGCATCTCCGGATGATACAGCTGAAGCGGCACCCAAAAGCGGTGAAGCCGAACAGTATAGGGATTAAACGACGGAACAGCAAGAGGATTGCTACGAACGTCAATACCCTGCTCGATAGAGACGCGGTCACGGGCGTTAATAAAATCGATACGCACCGGATATAAAATACCCGGCGTGCACGTAAAAGCCTTACTCTCGGGAACGTCGTATCGAGAGTAACCATTCACAACATGTGAAACGAAAGGTTGTTTTCCCATAAATTAAGTAATTAGTTGAAGTTTATAATGATCTCTCCAAAATTGAAGAATATCCTGGTCAAGCCAAGTAGGGGGATCAAAATCAGGCATCTTACGAGAAGACTCAGAGAAGCGCTTTATTTGCTTTTGCTCCCACGTGTACGACGATCTAAAGGATACGGAGGAATTGAGGCAAAACCGGTCAACGCACAAAGACACAATACGCTTAACCAAAGGAGAACAGCTAAAGTGTGCGTAAGAATCAGCAGCGGCAATCGAACGAACAACTTCGTCCTCTGGTTTAAGATATTTAAGGTAATAGCGAGGAATCGAGTAGTTATAATTGACATTCCTCGAAACGTCAAAATAAGACCACGACGAAACACGAGCAGAAGGGCGAGGCATATAGCCAAGAAAATCACCAACGCGAGCAGATACGAATTTTCTCGTATAACGGCGATGCTGGAGGAGGCAAGATAAAGGTGTAAGCTTTCCATCTACAGTAACATATTTATCCGAGATTTCCTCGGGATTGAATTGAATTTGTTTAGTAACATACTTTACGCAATAGCGAGCGCGTTTATGAGTAGCCTTCGCGAGCCACACAAAGCCGAGGTCTCGAACAGCAGAACGAATGGTATTGTAAAGGACGTTTGCGCCAAACAGAAAGCCGTGAAAATGCAATCGAGGCTCATTTCCAACTTCAGGGTGGGTGCCAAACTCCTGGAAAAAGGCATGCTTGAACGAATGGCCGAGCTTATGTCGCAAGCGCTCGTTAAAACGGCGGATGAACCGAGAGGGATCGAGCAAAGCTTCATTATAATACTTCGGAGCAATCGTTATAGTAATAAAAATAGCCTGCTGATTATCGGCCTTGCAATAGGCGAGTTCGCGCTCAAGTCGGACAAACCAATCATTACGCTGACGACGCAAGCAGTCTTCACACTTTCCACAAGGAACCATCAACCACTGGCGGGCGATATCCCAAGGTCGAAGAGCTAAGGCAGACTTGGCAACATCAGAGCCGTTACGACAAGGGTTTTTCTTGTCGAAGTAACGACGATTGCGTATCCATATGGGAGACGAACAAGGCATTAGAGTAAACTTCGAAGACAATCAAACCTAATGCTAGGGTGATCAAGACGACAACGAACGAGGTAATCATTTGCAGGAATCTCGTCAGCAAACCAAGCAA